TCACCGCCTACGTGGAGACCTCCGTTGATGGCGAGTTTTGCGGCTGGGGCAGTCGTCCCGATGCCGACGTTGCCGCCTGCCTCCTGAAGCACCAGAGATTGAGCCGCATCATTGAATAGTGACGCGTAATAAACCGCTCCGGCCGATTTTCGTTGAAGCAAATAAACATTGGCGCTACTTTCGGTGATTTTTATCCCATTGTAGCCGCCATTCGCCAGCGTTCCAATGCCTAATTCTAATTTGGTCCCCGGCGCCGTCGTCCCGATGCCGACGTTGCCGCCAGTGGGCTGAAGGATCACATAGCTTGTGGTCTTTGTTCCGCTGCTTGTCCCTTCGATGGTGATATCATCGTTTGCTGCGACTCCTCCATATATAGTGGGATTTGTTAATGTTGTTGTTCCCGAGATAGCTCCGGTGACTGAGATTCCAGTTGAACTTATAGTAAGGACATCGGGACCATTTATAGAAACCACAAATTGTTTTGCTGTATTGTAAAAGGTAAGTTGGACATTCGGGCCATATTGATTGGTCTGAATATAAACGTCATTGTTGCTTGCAAAAACGCTCATTGCCCCCAAATAAGGAGCCTGAATCCCTACAAATGTTGCCAGCGGCAACATGGCATCGAGAGGGATTTGGGCAATGAGATTATTCGAATCATCATAGGCGCGAAGTCCATTTGCCTTATCGATCTCTATTCTTCTTCCAGTGGTTACATCAACCGGAAACCTTACCACGCTGTTGGGCGTTCCCGCCGCCGCCGCCCTCGCCAATACTCTCGGACTTTCCACGCCATGCGAATTAGCCGTCGCCACCCAATAGGCCAATTCCGTAGCCTGATCCGCGCCGCTCTCATAGGTAATCGTGGCCCTGCTTGCATCAGGAGGTTGAGGATAACTCTTGACCAGTTCCGCCACGGCTGAGTTTGTGAACTGATTCGAGCGATAGACGTTGTAGCTATCAACCAGCGGGTTATCGACGCAGTTGAATGTGAAACGATAAATTCCCGTACCGGACAGTGAGCCACCCACAATCGTAGGGGGTGGGGGCGCGGAATACTCGCTCGCAAGTTGCACCCCGGTCGCCAACTGTGCGAAAGCCTCAAGCCTCTGCACTCGCCGAATCAACTGGTCGATGATGGGGTCGCGGTCTTCTCCGTTGATGATGCTTCCCGTTGAACTTCTGCTGGTCGGTCGGGTCGGGTCGTTACGGTCTCCAATCGAGTCGGGATTGTCAAGGCGGTCCTGAATTGCCGCCGGTGTACGTGAAGGGCCGACTCCACCACTATTACTCTTAGCTCCCGATCGCGCATCTCCGCCTCCTCGATTCTGCGGCATCCAAGAATCGGATGAAGACGGCCCGCCTCGAGAAGAACCGCCACGCTGTGCGCCTCCACCGCTACCCGAAGAACCGGGATCTCCCCTCGAAGATCCACCGCGCCCCGCTCCACCTGAAGATGTAGAATTTGGCATATCAAAGCTCGTAGAATCCAACTCCAAAGCTGTATAGCTTGAAATTGGTTGCTGCTGCTGCCCACTTAAACTTAATAGAAATTCGCTTGCACCCGGTCTGCTGAGTTCCAAACCACTCCTCGACCAGATTTGTAGCCTTGGGTCTGAGAGGAGGAGAAATTGTCCCGACAGTAGCGACATTGGCAAAATCAGAAACGTAAGTACCCGTGTCGGTATCCTCATCTCGAAGCTCCAGCACGTCGGTCAGCGCGATTGCATTGCGCTCAATCAAGATCGTCTGTGCGTTACCTATCCGCGTGTTCTGTTCCGGCGGGACAAGGGGCACCAGGTAACTTAGCAGTTCTGCCGCATAGGTCGATCCGTCGAAGGTGTAGACGGTCGGCGTAATCTTCAGCCCTTTCTTTGAGGGCGAACCAATCAGAAGTGCCGGCGTACCAGAAGCAATCTCCCCCCAATACAGTGCCGTCGATGCCCCTACGTGCTCCCACGGCGGCAACCATTGCTCCAGGTCAAGATCGTAGACGTACATCTTCCCGCCCGTACCGTCGAGCAAGCATAACCAGTGCATTGTCCCCTGGGAGTAAAACGACAGCGAGGTGGTAGTGAAACTGATCGACGCCAGATCGGGCCGAATGTCCAAACTCAATTCTTTCTGCTGGAATCCATCCGTTATGCGAATAGTGTGAGAAGAATCGAACCACGCCACGCTCTTACCGTATGTCCCGATGCAGGCCCGGTTTCGGCATCCGATCTTCTTAAACAGCGGATCTCGGGCAAACGTGGAAATAGAATCACCGGTAATCTTCCAAATCGCCGAAGCTGTGAATATCAGGAGAAATTCGTCGGTTGAGGATAATCCCGTCACTTTCTGGTTAAAAACCAGTTGGTTGCCCGGTGGAACGCATTCTTCCTCTAATCCAACGTCAACGATCTCTTCCCACCCGCTGTAATAGACCTTGTTGTTCAGGAACCACCAGATGCGGTTCGCGTACCAGACGGGACCATATCCGGCCGTAGGCGGATCGTTGATGCCATGAGGGGTTGGGGTAGCGCTGTTGCCCAGATCCGGCCCCACGGGCGCCTTAAAGCTGGAAAGATTGGCATCTGTGGTCGCATCCGTTGCCGTCATCAGACCGGAAATTGTGTAGGCATCCGTGGTGTCCCAATCGTTCTCCGATCCACCGGCAAGGGTCGCCGTCACCGTATTGGCCGTATTGGAGGCGATTATCGCGCTTGACCCGTCCGACCGATTGAAAACGGTGTATCCGGCCCACTGATTCACCGTCCAGCTTTTCGTGCCGTCCGTCAGGACCGCGGCATTATTCGCCCCGGTATGCGTCCCGGTGACAGGACTTAGGGCCGGAGTGTGAGCAAAGGGAGAGTTGGCTATCTCAAAATAAATCCCCCCACCCCCGTCCGTAGTCCGGTAGACCCGCACCTTGTCAACCTGTGCGTCCGTGCTTCTCATCAGCGACAGGGTGACGGTTTTGTTTGCAAATGCCCCAGTAGTGGCGGATGGATTGCTCGCGCTACTCGCGTCAGTGGTGGAGCTGTTATAATAACAGTAGACGTACCGATACCCGACCGTGGCGGTGATTCCCGTTGTTCCGGTTGTTGCAACACAGCGCCCCTTGGCATACTCTCCCGCCGGACCAACCATCGGAGATGTCCCGATTCCCCACGGGCGCACGGCAGTAGCGAGTCCGTTCCAAGCCCACGACTGATTTCCGTTCATCATGTAGAGCGTGTTATTGCTCACACAGAAATCCCACGCACCGAGCACAACGGTATCGCTTACATCGTCGTAAAGTGCCTGAAAAGTGGCATCCGTGCCGACCTGGAGCTTCCAGACCTTCGAATGGTAATGCGGTCCGGTTATGGTGTAGGTCTCGCAGAGCATGATGTAGAAGGTGCCGTCCCACTGCTCCCACGTATAGAGTCGGACCACGGGTCCGGTAAAGACGCTTGACGATGCCTCTATGCCGCCGAATCCCGGCGCGCGCTCCGCCCATTGACGAACGGAAGTCAGGACATTCTTGGAACCACTTTCCCAGTGAGGACCGTTCAGAAGGGTATCGTTGCTGTTATAGGACAGAGCGGTATTCGGGAAGTAGTAGTTGAGGAGTCTCTTCGGGTCCATACCGCCCCATGATTAAAAGATCGTTCCCGGCCAGTAACCGCGCCCCAATCCAAGCGGATCGGATGGGAAGCGGAACGCTTGACCGTTGCCGTAGTCGTCGGCTTCGGCTGCAGACTGTAACTTCTCCATGAAGACACCCAACTGACCGGAATATTGACGATTACCGTTCTTTGCGACTACTACCGTCCCGGCCCGTTCGTCGTTACAAACTTTATAGAGCCGATAGAGAAGCCCTTCCGTGAATACTTCGAAATACTGATCTGGGAACGGAAGGGCTGTCCCGAGGTTGGCCGTAACGATCTTGGTAGGGTTTTTCTGGTACTCCCCGGTGATTGTGCAGGTTACGGGGCTGGTGATTGCCGCGGCGGCGTCGAGTCGCAACTTGGAAGTCGATGGTATCCAGCAACAGGTTTTGAAGGCTTCCCAGCTCTTCTTCTCTACGAAGTTAGGCTCTAGCCATTCTGCGATATCGAGCGGATTCTGCTGGTTCGGCGTGACATTGGTCTGGTTAATCCTGACGTGTACCAGCCGATACATATCTGCGTTGGCAAGAGCGAGACTGTAATCCTGCGTGTTATCCACCATCGTAATGGCTGTCAGGTCGGCCTGCGTCCACGGCCAGTCAATCTTGTAGATCCAGATGAAGCTATTGACCATATCAAGTTGAATGGTCGTCGTGGCGGCGGCGAGAGCCATCTGACGGATGAACGTCTCGCATACCGCCAGAGCCTCAGTCGGGGTGTAGGTCGAGGCCATAGGCCCTCCCTAGAAATCTTCCGCGCGAGGTTTATAGGGCGGAAATTCGTGCTGGCATCGAACGCAGAGCGGATGCACCAGACCATCCGAATGCCGCTGACCGAAAACGGCTGATTCGCCCTTCTCCTTTTTGTGGTCGCAGCGGGACTCGTGTTCTGCCTTCGCCCTCATGTCGTTGTGAGCAATCTCCACACGCTGCCGGGCCGCACGGAGTTTGAATTCCCTCTCCCTATCAATCTTCTCCTGTTCCTCAGCGGTGGGCTTTTTGATCTCCTTCACCATTTCGAGCATACGGCGGTCTGCCGCCGCGCTTTCCGCTGCAAGCAGTTCGCGCAACTGCTCGAAGGTAAGGTAAGCGCCTTTGGGTGTTTCCACTTGTGTTTCAGGCATTGGTTCCTCTAGGTTGTGAATTTCTGCCAGTTCTGGCTCTGTCCCGATGACAGGGGCCAGTGTTTGTCGATCTGAATCTGGGTGATCAGCTTCGACCGGAGCAGCATCGCCAGTACGGTTCGCCACCCTCTTATTTCTACGTCGATTACGCCAATCGCTTGCCAAACTCCGTCGCCGTTTGTGCTTGGAACGTCCTTGCTCTTCGGCACCCGGATCGACCGCTCCGGCATTACCGAGTTCATCATCCCGCACACGAACCTCTTTTCTGTTAATCCGTCCCGATTCTCGATGATGTAAATACCCATCTTGTCGGGGAATGCAATCGACTGTTCAAAGTGGAAGTTGGCATTGCAGAGTAGAAGCCTTCGCTTCATTTCCGCTACAGAAAAAGGGATGCCTGCCTGCTGTTCGGGAGATGTGGTGTCAATCGCCCCGTCTGGTGCCGTGGTAGAGCTTTCACGGCTTATATGATCGAGAAGCCGTTGACGCGACACCTCCCGAGACAGCCGGACCCTGGAGATTGCTCCCCGGAGGTCCGGCGTCAGCGAGGGCAGTCCTGCAGTGACACGCCCGTTACCATTCATCAGACCCCCGTACCGAGTGTGGCGAGACGGTAGCCAATGAAGGTAATTGCAAACGTGATGGTCGGGCTGGTGCCTCCAAGCGTCCAATAGAACCCGAATTTTCGGGACATCGGGAAATTGGCAGTCAGCACACCGCCGGTGTAAGCGTGAGTTACTTCCGTCGCTGCCTGCAAGAACGGCAGGAAATTGACGTTCTTCGACAGCTTGGAAGCGGCAGTCACCTGTGCCCAGCGTGACACCACATAGTAGTTTGTGTCATCCGGCGTTACTGTGATCGCCACATCTAACGTAGGAGTCGTGGCGCTCCCTACGCTGGTAACGTCCAGAGTGAACAATCCACCGATGATGTCATCGGGCATGGTGCATACGCTCGAAGCGGCAGTCGTTGTTCTGGCGGCGGAAGCCACGAAAATATACTGCCATCGTGCATACGGAGTAGGCATGGTTTCCTCCTATACCAGAAGATCGAACTGGGTTAAGTAAGCGGCGTTCCCCGCAAACGATGCCGAGTATGTGCAGGTCACCGTAAACGCGAGTAAGGTGGTTGCCGCAACAGCAGTCTGTGCGGTAGTGATAGCCTTCGTGTGAATCGTCGGGGTAGTGCCCATCCAACCGTCGCCGCTCACACCCTGAAGGATCAGCGAAGTGGAATCCCACATCAACCTGACGATATATCCGAAGTTAGTGTTGGCCGAATTGACCGCCACGGCTCCAGAGGTTGCAATCGTGGTGTTGCTGGCGAATGCAGCCGCTTTGCCGTAGCAAATGTTCAAGGTGACATTGGTTGTCCCGCCGCCCGTCACTCTCCCGCCAATCTGAAGAGTCATCATCTGGCCGTCAACCTTCTCAGCCAGCATTGCGACATAACATGCGGTTGCGGTCGCGGCCGCAGCACCGGCAGCCGAAACCAAGGCAGCGGAAGCGGCATCCTTGAACTGTGTTTCCGTGGTAGTGATCGCAGTCGTCCCGACGATGGCGGAGGGGACTCTCGCTCTGAAACTAACTGAAGCTGACATATTTCATCCCTCCCTTACACCAAGCTCGCATCGCAGGAAATCCGGCGATAGCGGTAGGTGCTGGTGTCGAGCGTTTTAACCGCGAAAACAAACCGATAGGAGCAGTAGCTTCCAATCTTCCCTTCCGGGTCGGCTGGATTCGGGCCGCTGCTGAATGTGTTGATGCGGAAAGCCTGCTTCTCGGGATCGGTGACTTTCGACGGTCCCGCGCCGGCAAGATCCACCGCGCCGACAGCCTCATTGCCTACCAGGTAGGCATAGTAGAGGAGGTTCGGGGCGGTCCCGCCGGTTGCCACATTAGTGCTCTCCACGATGCGGCATCCATACACCTTGCCGATTTCTCCCTCGTACAAGTCGGTCGGGCGTCCGTACTTGGTGATGTCGATGAAGCCGCCTGCCGTGTTGTCGGAGCAGATATCGAAGGTGGTGTAGGGATGGGCGATCATGTAGAAGTCGCCATCGGACATCGGGCGAACATCGTGACCTTTCAGGTCGGCGACATTGCGCCGGATATCGTTGACGGTCGCATAGGCACCCAAGGTCGTGATGTCGGGGTTTCCGGTCGTGTTGGCATCGAACTCGATTCGGGCGATGGTATCGACAGTCAGGCCGGAGCGGTAGCCAAGTTGATCGGCTGCGTTCGCGGCCATGTTGTCGATAGCGGTCTCCGAGAGGAGTTTCGACAGGGTGATGTAATCTGAGTATTCCGACACGGTCGCTGTAACCGTGGTGGTCGTGAGAGGCAGCGATGTGCCGACTGTCCCCTCTGCGGACGGCGTGGTATTGGCCGCGTACAAACTGTAGCGATACCACTGAATTGTTACACCGTTTCTGAGAGGGATGGAGTCGGGCATGGTCGCGCCCAAAAAGCGGAACTGTTTCTTCAACTGAGACAATGCCTTGCGCTGATAGAACTTTGCTACCAGATGGGTAATTGTCCCGGTGGAAGTCATGTTTCCCTGGTGCGTTTCGGCCTATTACATCACTGTAATGGCACTCCCGTTGTCGCCAACGGGCACGGACTCTATCATCACTTCTTTCGAAGCGGTCGGCGTATTAGCCTCTTGAGGAACGCCACGGCGGTTCAGGATTTTAAGTCTATCTACGAAAACCTGACGTTTTGCTGGATCATACTCGCCATTCATGCGAATAAACTCCAGTAATATAAGCGCCTGTTCTCGTTTTAAGACAAGATAGGGAAGAACGCCTAAAAGTAGTTTTTCTTGTGCTTTGTGACCGCATAGAAGCCACTTCCAAGCCGTCTTCGCTATTCCCTCACGCCTTCCATTGTTATGAACCGTACCGCCAAATCTGTCAACAATCCAGTCCATCAAGCGACGGTCACAATTCGTAACTTGGATACGACAACCGTAGAGCGGCCGCAAACTAACCCTTCTCGTACTAATTTCGCTGTTTCTTTTCTTATAGGTACGGAAGTATCCCGGCTTATAATGGCTGGCATAAATACCCAAACAACCTTCCCCATCCAGAATTCCAGCCATATATGCGTAGCTACGGTTCTTCATATGCGTCTTCCCTCCGTCTCTGCTCCGTTATGGAGCCGTTGACGGATATAGCCGACTTTATACCGGCCCGGTATTTTTTGTTGAGCCGGTTGGTAAGCCACTGTTTTGACCTCCAAATCCAAGAGTTGTTGTGGTTTAGCTCTGTTGGATAGCGGGCAGTTCGGCTCGCGTGTGCCGACAGAAGCTCGGTTTCAAGCTTCTTTGCCCGTCAGGAGGTCATCCGGCGGGACCGGGAGAGGTTTTCTCCCGATTACAGAATGCTTAACATTAAAGACGTCTACTTGTCAACAAATATATGCCAGATCGAACCGGGGCCGAGGGTAATGTTGTCTTTCCCGAAGTACTCATCAACAGCTTTCTGCACTCCTGCGAAATTGTAATCGTGCCCACTCACGAGAATCCTGGTCTTCGGAGTCCATAATCTCAGGTCTTGGATGACGAACTCGTAATAGTGGTTCCCGTCGATGAAAACCATGTCGATTTCTGGCGGAACAAGATCACTGACAGCGGCATCCTCGCTTCTCATCTTCAGCGTGGTAAGGTTGGTGAAATGACCCACATTGCCGATGTATTCCTCGTACTGGTTTGGGTCGGCGGCTCTGTATTTGAATGGACCGCAATATCCATCTTCCGAGACAAAGTGGCCCTCACAGATATCACCGGGTTTGGGAAACGGGTCTACGGCGTAGACATGAGGACATCCGCTGGAGCAGATTCCGTAGGTATTGCGCCCCTTCCATGAACCTATTTCGACAACTGAATCCATTTCTCCCGCACGCGCATGAAGCCAGCGGAGTTCGTTTTCCTCTACCTGTCCTTCAACGTGCATTCCAATTGATTCACTTGTCATGTGGAAATCCTTATCGCCATCATAAATTCAGCGAACGTAATGAACGTTTCCCCGCGCTGATGCAGTTCGTCCACCACCCACCCGATCTGATCAACAGTCATATTCTCCTGATTGTGCGAGTAGAACAGGAAGGGCGCGACCGCCTCGCGGCAGATATTCAGGTACTTCCCGGCGTTCTCACGCACGGTCTTTTCGGTCCCGTCGCCTTTGAGCCAGTCGCGGTCCATCACAGGAACGTCAAACGGGTCGATCTCAGATAGTGGCTTTATTACATGACCCACCGATCTAACGCCCAAGAATGTAGTCTTATCCTTATACCATTGAATCAACTCGGGAGAGGTCTGACCGTAAGGCATCGCGTGTGTAGTTACAATTTTTCCGGTGTATAATTCAATCAGGTTAGCGGCGTGAATCACCTCGCGGAACCAATAGCGCGGGTTGGGCGGCAAGGGAATGTGTGTCAGTGAGTGCACTCCGATCTCGTGACCCACTAACATCAAATCACGGAGTGCGCCCCATTCCTCTTCAGTGATCTTCGAGAAGGTAGGAAAGAACGTCACCCGACCATCCAGCTTCATCACCGCATCGGCGACGCCCATCCAGTAATCCACATCGTCGTCGTCAAGACTCAGGCAGCAGTAGGTCATCGAAGCAACCTCCTGCACATCGCGTCCCGCTCGTTGTAATGTTGCGGTTCATCACACAAACCGTCGTCGAATGATGGCATGTGGAAGCTGTCAGTCGGTACAACCCAATTGACTTTGCCATGCTTCTTATTGACCATGGATAGGAGTATATCGTCTTCTCTCCATATCTTTATGTCGGGATTGTCGATTAAAAATTCCGTCGCTCTTACTATAACCCGCTTATGAGTCATGTGTAAAAACCCGAGTATAACGTCCACTTCCGACGGATGTATCACCCTCTGTCGGTCTATATACGGGTTTTTCGTTTTCCCGAGGTTGATACCGTTCGGCCCGACTATGGTATTCTGCGGGCAGATGGTACTGCATTGATGATAAAGGTCGCTCACTGTTTTCAGCCCTACGCAGTAATCGTCATCACAGAAAAGAATGTGATCGTTCTTTGCCGTGAGAGCGATGGAATACCTTACCAACGGCCCGAAGTTCTTTGAGGAATCGATGACAATTTCATCGCCGGATTTCACATATTTATCGGCTCCGTTGTTCCACACGATTATCTCATCTGGTGCCATATTCCCTTCTCTGAGCGCACGTATGATGACCGGGAGATTGGCAAATCGCTTGGATTGATAGTGCAGGATTATGGCAGTTATCATCTCAGCATTTCCTCGGGGCAATTACTGAGCATTGAGTAGTTCTTTCCGAGATGAAGCATCCGCAATTTCTGAAAATACCCCGAACGCCAACCCTGCCGGCGCAATTCGCGGCAATGAATCATGTCGTAGGTCTTTACGCCGTCGTCCATCGGAGGCCATTCCTTCATGGCTCCCTTGCGACATAACCGTATTCCGCCGCAGTTGACGTGTTCCATCACTTCATCGTCGGTGTAATGCGTACCGCCAACCAGGTACTTCGTTTCCTCGTCAGGTGGGGTCCACGGCACGATATTGAAGTTGACGCCAAGCCAAGACAGGATGGCAAATTCCGGATGCCGCTGCATGATATCCACGGCGGGTTTCAGGTGCGGGTAGGGATCTCCGAGCAGACAATCGTCATCGGCCAGGATGTAGATGTCGCTAGTGGCCTGTTCATCTGCGGCAATACGCCGCTCGCGCTGGAAGGCAAGTTCATTACCCTTCGGGCAGGTGATGATTCCGACTTTATCGGATTCCATGGCCCACCGTTCCATACACATTTCGAATGCGAAACTGCGAATTCGTCCCAATGGGGTTTCGTCATAGTCGAGTGTCGTTACAAGGATGTCCGTCATACGAATTGGACACCTTTCTTTCGAAGGTATTCCGCAAATTGTTTGTCGTCCATGTTGGCGGTTTCGGACTCAATATTTCCGATTTCATCAGTCGGACCCGCTCCGGCACCACCGAGAACAGGCGGGACTCTGGGACCGGGATTCTGTTCTGCGGCCTGCGCGTTCTTCTTAATGACGCCTTCACCCAAGAGAGAGTAGTAGGCCAGCCTCATGTTGTCGGCAGTCAGCGGCTTCTGTTCGGCGGCAAGTCGCGTCCTGATCCGATCGGCATTCTCGGGCAGATCCTCATAATCAGGCACGGCTCGCAGAAACTCCTGGGCCTGAAAGCCGTATTCCATCTTGTCCACGGTCGAGAGAACGCGGCTGACCATCGGCCGATAACTGTCAAGGTAGTCCTGCGCCTTGAGTGGGTCTTCTTCGAGCAGTTTGAAATATTCCGCTTTCTGGAATCCTCCATTGACAGGTGCGGCTACAGGAGCCTGAATCGCTCTCGCTTCAAAGTCCTTCAGCCGATCATGCTGTTGCTTGATGTGAATCGTGGCGTTTTCCTGCGCCTTGATCATCTGGGCGATTACTTCGTCCTTTGTCTTGCCCTTGTAAACCTGTCCGGTGGCCGTCTTGAATTCGTATCCTTCGGGCGGATCTACTGGCGGGGTTGGTGTTGCCGGGGCGCCTGTTGCTGTGGTGCTTTGCTGGTCGATGGCGGTCTGTAGTTCTACATCCGTCATTTCGTCTTCCATGCTATTCTCCTTGGCCGGTCTGGCCGATTGAAAGTTCGGGATACTGGATACCCAGTTCCCTCAATTCCTTTTCCTTCGCCTCTAACTGTGCGATGGTTCCATCAACTTCGGTAATGATCTCCGCATACATATCCTCGCGCGCACGCCACGTATCAAGCAGACGCAGAGAGGCCCGATCCTCGAGTTCCCTGCCCCTGCGTAACCTCTCCTCATGATCGTTACAATAGGCAACAAGATGCTTGACGATGCTCCGCCATCCCGCCATGCGCTTCAATTCGCGGTAGTCCTGTCCAGCCTGGATCAGATCAAGTTCTTCCTGAGTTGGTTCCGGCATTATCCGCCTGTGCTTTCGGAAGGTTCGGGTTTAGCTGCAAGCATATTCATTCCGTCCATGCTCTTGCCGATAAGCAAGTGCTGCAAGTCATGCGCGGCCTGCTGTCCCATTTCGGCGTGTGCGCCGCCCTGATCAATGATGCCCTTCAGGAGCGTCCGCACCAGATCGGCAAGTTGCTTGTCCTCGTTTCCGTCGTGCTGCGCAGCAAGCCGCTCCTGTTGCATCTGAAGGTGCAGACGGTCGGTAGGCGGCGGCTGGTCCATCTTCTGTTGTTCCTGCGGGGTCATGTCGCGGAACAGGTTTGTGACGGGCTGATGCACCAGCATATCGAATAGCATCTGCTCCAGTTCGACAAAATTGATGGTCTTGCCGGTCGCCTGCAATTGCTGTATCAGGCCCGGATTCATAAGCGTCTGCAATACCAGCGGGAAGTTTTGAGCCAGAGCCGCACGGCTCGCCATCTTGGCTGATGCTCTCATGGAGAATTTCACCGAGGCATTCATGACCTGGAGCGGGTCGATCTTCAGGATTTTACCAGCGTCACCGATGAGATTGATTACTTCGTTCGGGTCGAGAAACTTCTGGTTAAGCGTATGCCAGTCTCCAAGGAACTGTTCGATTACGCAGTCTTCCCCGTTTTCGACCTGGTACTGAACTCGCGTCCCTGTGGCTTGCATTTGAGCGCCCACTCCTGTTGCTGTGCGATTGGCAGAGTTGCCACCGCTTGACGGAGTTCCGAGAATCGCCAGATCAGACCCGCCTGTAATTTTCTGCACTCTGATGTCGGACGCCTGCACTTCGACATAAGCCTGCTCCGTGATGTTGTTGACCGTCCCCATGACGATATCGTTTTTGGGGTCGTCCGCGTCCGTGACCTGACCGGGCCGCACTTTCAGTTGGTAAGCGGGTATCGCCAACCCGCGCCGCTTCACCATTGGCTTATTCAGGCAGAGCGCCAGCTCATCGATGCGCGCATCCACAATGGCCTTCTGTAGCCGCTGCTCGCCCTCGCACACATCCGAAATAGCGAGCCCGTAGAACCGCCCCGGCACGTCACAGTAGAAGAAGTCGTAGTAGTTCAGGAAGCCGTATTCGTTCGGCTCGTTATACATTGTGAACAAGCGGTTGATGACCCACACCTTGCGCGCCCGCGTGGTATATTCGATGATTTCCAGGCGCTTACCGGCCGGGTCGGCGGTCGTGTCGTTTGCGGGTTGCGACCACATCTGCCGGTACAGATCCGTCTGCTGCTTGGTGAAGTCCGCTTGCGCTCCCGGTTTTCGGTAAGACAGATCTATCAGATCGTCGTCGGACGGGACATTGAAGTCATCCACGTCCCGGTAACTGGCAACTTCATCAATCGGGACCAGCTTGCGGACGGCACAGAAACGGGCATCGCTTACGAGATGACTTGCGGTGAGCGGATCAATGTAGAAGTCGCGGATATCGACGTGACGCACGAAAGGCTGATTTATCTTCTCCTCGTAAGGCATCCGCTTGATGGTAAACTTGAGTCTGCCCGTTGGTATGGTGATCGCACCGAACTGAGGATGATGGAAGGTCTTTTTTTCGGGCGCACTATGGCGATAGGTAAAGATGCGCTTTTCTTTTTTCCGGCTCTGGTAAATCTCAGCAATCCCGTTCCCATAGAGCAGTCCGCTCTTGTAGCAGCGCCGGAATACCTCTCGCACTGTCGCCATGCGATGCGCGGACAGGTTATCCATCTGCGCCATGATGAGTGCCTGAGTTGCGCGGACTTCATCGGGGGTCGTCCCCATCCTCGCGGCAGCCTGAAACCAGTCGGGCCAGTCCGCAAAGATAGCTCCGACGATTTTTGGCAACATCGCTTCGGTCTGTTCGAATATGGTGTAGTTCGGGATATTGGCGCGTGGTGTGCGAGTGCCTTCCCAGAACTTCGTTGCGCCCCATCCGAGGTAAAGTTGATCGGCGGTAGCCCATCGGTTATCGAGGTTACTGGTTCGGTACTGTTCGGCTTGCTGGAAGTCCTGTGTTGCGATCTTCAGCGCCCGGTCGTTGCTCCACGGCTTGTCGGGCAGGATAAGTTGGCGGTTTTCCGCGTCGGTCAACGGCACACCCGCTGCATTGCTGTCGAGGTTCATAGGACACCCGTCATTGGGTCGTATTGGCTCGATTTGGCGCGGTCTGCGGTCCAGTCGGGCATTCCGGTTATCGGATCAAAGCCCATAAATCGGTCTTGCATCGGAAACGGCAGTAGATTGCTTCCCTTCGGCGCATTCGGTATCACATCGTAAGACGCTTCGCCGTCTGCGCGGAAGCAGTGGTCGGTAATCGTGTCGAGAATGTCGTCGTGGTAGCTCGAGGTGCGCGAAAATCGCACAATCTGGTTGATCAGTTCGGCTTTGCATGAGATTTGATCGGAAAACCGTATCAATCCCGCTTGGAACCAAGGCTGTAGACCTGCAATCCGCTGTTTTTTGCTCTTTCGATTGTCCCGTTGTATCAAAACAAGGGTCAAAAACACTCCCCGCTTCTCCATTTCACGGCGCAGGAAGGGCTTCAACACGCGAGCATGGGAATCCTTCTCGATTTTGAACGCAATCGGATTGAAACGGCGCTGGATATCGAACATCAGCGCAATAACTTGGTGCGGTGTGGGCTTACCCGCGGTGATTTCCAAGGCATAGATGCGCCCGTCGCGGTCCCACCCGCTCACATTCAGCACGGTATCGTCGTTTTTGGCGATATTGACGGCATCTTCGTCCATGCCGGCCAGATCGACGGTGCAATAGATGTTCAAGCTGGGACGCAGTTCGTTCAGCAGATGCGCGGGAGTGAATACGATCTTGTCCTTACTGCACAGACCGCCAGTGGACGGAACCGGATTCATGTAATACTGGCTGGCAACCAGGAACGGTTCGACCGCTTCCTTCTTACTAAGAAAGTCTTCAGAGATTCGTTCCGGCCACAGCAATGTTCCATCAGGGTTACGAGCACTCTTAACCTTGATCTTCCATTCTCGGTCCTTCGGTTCGCGGTTTTCTTCCCGATCGCGCACCTGTCCGTAAAAGTCGGCGTAATCATAGGTGGTCCCTTCAACGATCATCCAGCCTACGGTTCCATTTGGGTAGTGCTCGATGAGCGGGTCGAGATATCCGCAGAATCGATTGGTCTTGGCAAGCTGACCGGGCGTCTCGGCCGTAGTCCAGTCCACCACGTCACACAGGAAAATCATGTCGTAATGGAAACCCGCGATGACCTTGCCTACGCTCATGAGCGAAAGCGTCGGTTCCTTGCGATGTACGGGTCGGTGACAGACCGTGAACGCTTCCTGATTGCCCCAGTCGGCGGCGCTCTTGGCCGGTGGGCACAACTCGGGGAACAGGGCGCGTAGATGCTCGTTGAATTGAAAGTGCTTGCGGATCACATCAAATACGGCTTGCCCCTGCTCCCCGATGGCCGTAACGAGTCCTATTCGGATATCGGGATAGTTGATGATGGCTTGAATGATTCCGCCCTCGGTGATGTAGGTGGTTTTCAGACTACCGCGAGGGTAGAGCGTCATGATGTTGCGGATGCCGCTTTCCTTTTCCAGTTCTTCTACGGAGCAGTCGGGACGGTATTCAATGCCCGTTTTGGCGTCGTTGAGTTTGTCCGTGCCGCCGCGAAATTTGGGCATGTTCTCCCCCATTTCGTCGTGGACCTTGTGATTGACCCAATCGTGCTTGAGGACATCGTGAACGAGGTAGTAGAGATTCGTTCGTGCCGCCTGCCGCAGCATGATGAACTTCTTTATCTCATATTCCTTCTCGTCAGGCGTCACGATATCCTCAGAATTTCAGTTCTCCGCGGGCTATTGAGGTTGAAGAAATGGCGGCAGGAAGCGTTAACGCGAGCGCATTCTTCATAAGCGCCGTCTCCCACGCACCGTCCAATCTCTTCATCGGCCACATGGCGCAATTGGTGATGTGCCCGAACGGCACGTCCAGATCGCAATAGATCGAGACATCGGCATCACGGAGTTTCCTGCACAGGTCGAGATCGTCTCCCCATCCGTCCTTGCGTATCTGACCGAGTGTCCAGTAGGGCGACTCGATTTTGTCGAACACCGATGTCTTGATGAGGAATCCGCCGCTGGTGCAGGCGATAATCTTTACCAGTCCGCTTTCCGTTCCGTTCAGGAATCTGGGATTGCAAAATCCCTTCTCGTCCATCACAGAATACATCAGCGGCTCGAACGGAGGTTCCCGTGCGACGGACAGCCCAACTACCACATCAAGATCGCGCTCCAGCAGACATAGGAGAACGCTTGGATGGAATAACTGATCGTCGTCAAGATAGAAGATGCGTTCCGCTTTCAGTGACCGCGCCTTCTCGACGATGTTGTTTCGGTTCTCGGCCACACTCGGGCCGCGCGCTACCGCGACCGGCGGTGTTCCTACGGGACGCTCCAAGTTCTCAAGCGCGTCCCAGAACACGCTCCAGCGTGAGTTTTCGGCGCATGGTACTCCGATCAGAACTTTAGGCACAATCCTCCCACCATGGTTTCAACGGCTTTCGAGCGGAAACGACTCCCATGAAATTCCCTTCAGGCAGCAATTCAAACCTCACCGCCACAAAGTCGCATTTTATCCTGAAAGGATTTATGCAAGACTTTGAACGATAGGAGTCCTGACAGAAGAACGTGAGCGATTCCGGTGACAGCGCCCGGACGTGACTGGGATCTCCCCACGCCCACACAGACGAAAACATCGGCGCCCAGAGCTGAAGTTGCGCGCCCGACTTCATCACACGATAAAGATCCTCCCAGAACCGGAACCACTCTGCCGTCTCTCCAGTCTTACCGATATGTTCCAGAACGTGAACCGCCATCACCACATCGATGGAATCGTCCGGGAGCGGGATATTCTCCACCCCCAGGCGACACACGATGTCAGGCTTAAGCGCGGGATCGCAATCGAGCAGGATGACTTCAGCTTCAGGCATCACTATATTGCTGCGATCCATGCGCCCCGAACCCAGAACGAGAATCTTCAGATAGGTATCTCCGCCCAGATGAAGGTTTGATAGAACAGGTTCACGCTTGCCGCCGTCCCGGTAGGATACAGGAACGTGCTCGGAGCCATGATGCAGGTGCCGTTAAACTCCATCCACATCCCCGGAGTCTGATAGATGTTCGTGGCCGTTGCCACGGTTCCCTGCTGGATACCGATGCCCCGGAAATGCACTCCTACCGCCGTCAGGGTGAAAGCCGACAGAACGATCGCCTGCGGTTTGCCGAAACTCGAACCCAGAAAGCCATTGACCGCCGTGGAAATGGCTGTGCCCGTGGGAACCGGAGCCGCCGTAGCGATCGACGCACCCGCCGGCGTGAGCGCGAGGAACCCGAAAGAAGTCAGTACGCCCGTACCGCTGACGTTCTCCAGCTCGTAACGTATCGGAACGACATTCACGCCCGACCCAGCCGGATTCCACAGGGCAAAGAAGCCCGTGGTAGACGTACTGATGGAAAGGGCCAACCCGGCCGCCGCAGTCGTTACCGCGAACACCTTCCCACTTTTCGTCAGATCGTAATAATCCCCACCCGCCAATTGCACCAACGCTGGTACTGCCATAATGATTCTCCTTTTCGAAAGTGTTTTGTCTTACTCTCTGCTACACCGTTACCAACTCTACCGCAATCTGCGCGCCGTCCATGTCCTCGCACAGAAAGTTCCTGCTCGCAGTTGAAACAAACTGCGTCCCCAATCGCCACTGCACAATCTGACCGGGAGCCAGTTGCAACCCCCATCGCAGTCCAGATAACTCCCCGTCCCCATACTTGATCACAGCAGGCCGCTCGCTCGTCTTCCCCGGATTCACGATATTATCGAAACTCGCCTGAAGATTGATCGCGGGCCAGGTAGTCGCCAGTTTCGGATTGATGTCGTACTGGCTCATGATCATCTTTTCCAGGTTGTAGACTGTGTTCTTTTTAATAAGCGTCAACGTAAAACACGGCATCGTCTTGCTCCTTTCTCTTTCGGTCTTACTTCCGTTTCACGTGAAACCTCACCCCCGCATCATCCTGTCCACAAGCGCGCTCTTGACCCGCTTCGGCTTCTTCACCGGCCCGCTGGCTAAATCGTGCATCTCCCCATGGCTCATCTTCAGCATCCCCTTGTTCCGGTCGAACAACTTCCCCGGCTCATGCTCCGCTATCGCCGCCGCTACCCTCTGCTTCTCACTGTATGGCATCAACCTTCCCCTCAAACCCCTGACACCACCCATCCGCCTTCGTCGGCGGCCACAACGACACCGGAGTCATCCCCATCTGCCCCAACCCCGTCTGCACCGGCATCACCACCACAGCCGGAGGCCCCTTGTGGCACTCCCCCTGCATCAA